GGCGACCGTCCAGTAAAAATTAGTGCGATGTTTACTGAAGGCAATATCCTTGAGGGTTCATTTACGCTTGAATGGCTTGAGCTAGAGGATCGCAAGGATTTTCAGGCTGCTGTCCGTTATCGCCGCCAAGGGAACAACCGTTTACCTGGCGAAGAAACCGTGATCGTGCGTTACGCAGATGCTGGGTCGTCAAGCTACCCAATTGAGGAATTTGATTTACCGCATGTTTCTCATATGGGTCATGCCATCAAAGCTGCCCGTTACTTTTTAGCCATCCGTAAATACGTGACTCATACGGTTACTTTCCAGTCGCTGCCTTGGGGCATGAGCTTGGCGCCTGGTCAATACATACGAGTGGCGACCGAATCTAGCCCCTACAATCCCGTGAACAATGGAATTGTCAAGCCAGACGGCACGATTATTGCTGCCACAACCCTGAGTGATGGCGAGTACAGCGTGTACTTCTGGGAACGTGATCAACAAGAAGTCGCAAGCGGGACACTTCAAGTGAGCGATGGCCTTGCCACTAACCTAAAGAATTGCGTTTTCTCTGTGATCAATACAAACGTAGCAAATCAGGTTTATCAGGTTGAAGCGCTTGACGTTGATGAAAACGGTATTGTTACTATCAAAGCAAGCAGCTTCCCGGTCGATGCCTCTAACCGTAGTTTGATCGGCAGGGACGTTTTAGACTTGGATGGCTCGTTTGAGGCAATCGGAGCTGCCGCCTAATGGCTTATCCCACGTATGCCCCAACAGGACGCAGCTTTAGCGCTGGCGACTACCCATATAAAACGTTTCAGTCGCAAAACGGCAAAGAAGTTCGTATTTTATATGGCGATAAGCGCACTGGCATGACATTGGATCTGTCATACGACAACATCCCCGACACGCAAGCCGATGATTTTGTGGCGCATTACGACGAAACAAAGGGCGGGTTTAGCAGCTTTGCTTTGCCTTCTGCGTTTCGCACTGGCTGGAGTGGAAGTGTTGCTGCAATTGATGCTGCGACCGGCAATCAATGGCGTTATCAGGAGCCACCGACCATCAGGTCGGTGCGTCCCGGCATCAGTAGCGTTACAGTAAAACTGATAGGGGTGCTTTGATGGCCAAGGTCTATACCGGCAGAGACGGTCGCCTGTTGATTGACGGCACCGAACAGATCAAGGTCAGCAGCTGGAGCTTGACCGGAAATCTGGAAACGCTTGAGACGACAACGCTAGGCGACTCTCAGCGCACCTACACACCAGGCGTGCAGGAATTTAGCGGAAGCGCCAGCATTTTGTACTACAACGATGGAACTGGTCGTAACGATGCCGCTCTTGCGCTTAAAAAAGTCTTAAAAATTGCTGGTGTGAGTGATGGTGATACGGTAGACATGCGACTGCGGTTAGTAGAAGGCGCTATTAACCATGATGTGCGTCTTGCCGCTTACATCACTAGCGTTAGCTTTGGCGCTTCTGTTGGTGAGATCACCCGTGCAGATATTTCATTCCAAGCTACAGGGGCATTGACTGAGGTAACGATCTAATGGGCGTCTATCTTGGCAACATTGGAAACGTTGAAATAACGCGGCAATCTGTTGAAGAGCCGCTAGAGAGCATCGTCAATCCATCAGACGTAAATGCAGGGCGCAGTAGATTTTCATTTGACTTTAACGAAGGGTGTTTGATTAGCGGCGACTTAATTGAAATTACATCTACCGATGGCACAACATTAGATTTTGTTGCCGCATCAGGCTGGGGCGATAATACCGTTTACGCGAGCGGCAACTGGTTTATTTTTGTTGATGAACTAGGCGGTATCAGGCTTTACGACAATTTTGATGACAGCCTAGAAGGCAGTACAGCTGGCTTAGTTGAGCTTCGAGATATAGCGCGTGACATTCCAATTCAAGTAACCATTCGTGATCGTGGCGGGCGGCTATTGGCTTGCGTTACTGACTACGAACTAAATACAAATCGCGAAACGGTTGATATTACAGTTTTAAGTGATCGTTATCGTCAGCAATACAGTTCGTTGATCACTGGCAGCGGTCGAATCACTGCCCAATGGGATTATGTCAACGAAGCCGGGCATGAACCAGTTAACTATTTAATGCAGCTTGTTTTACGCACAGAAATAGGATCTAATTTGCATATTAAGCTGTATATTAAGAGTCCAGACACTGACGCAGCGGGCGGCAGTTTTGCCGGTACGCAGTTCAATGATGCCTTGTGGTGGGAGTTTGATGCGCTAATCACTAACAGCGCGACAAGTTTCGCGCCAGGAGACATTATTGTTTCCACAATTGATTTTGTGGCTACTGGGGCGATTAAGCTGCGCGCCAAGACAACCACATCAAGACGTTTGCTTCAGGAGGCTGGTAGCCCGATCTTGCTGGAGCAAGGCGGGAATCTACTTCTCGAAGGCGACGAGTCCGCCTAAGATGGTTGTACTGACCTAAGTAAGCACAATGGCAGACCTGCGGATCAGCGAACTACCAACGCTTGCAGGCGCCAATCTCGCCGCTGGTGATTTTGTAGCTGTAGCGGATATAAGCGCGAGTGAATCGCGCAAGATTACCGTGACCGACTTGGTGGGTAATGCCACCACGTTGATTGCTGATGCCACGATACCGGGAGCCAAAATCCTTTTTGGTAGTCAACAGATCGCTGGTGCAGCTCTAGTTAATTCGTCTATCACATCAACGCAGCTTGCTAACGATGCGGTAACTGCATCCAAGATTGGCGATGAAGCCACAGTTGATCTCGTAACAGTGCTGCCTTTGAGCGGTGCGTTTGTCGGTCAGCTTGCTCTCGACGTTGATGACAATAAGGTTTACTGCTGGAACGGATCTAGCTGGATCAGCTTTAAGGCTGCGGGTTCAATCAACAGTGTCGTTGGCGATAGCTCGGGTGTTGTCAATATCACGGTCAGTACATCTGGAGATGAAGTAACAATCAGCACCACGCTGGACAATAGTACAGCCGCTGGTCAATTTCTTGCTGGTCCCAGTGGTAGTGCTGGTACTGTCAGCTACCGCACAATTGCATCCGGTGATCTGCCAACAGCAACAACTGATGCAAAAGGCGCTGTTCAGGTCAATGGTGGTGGACTAACACTCAGCACAGACACCATTGAAATTGATAATACGGTTACTGCTAATTCAAGCGAATATCACTTAGTTCAATACACGGCAAAGGGTCTGGTCACTGGCGGACGTTTAATTCAAGCAAGTGATCTGCCTGCCGCTTCTGCTGGAATCATCGGCGCAGTATATCCCGGCACAGGTTTAGAGGTAAATCTTGATGGCAGCCTTGATCACACCAATACTGCAACTCCAGGTACTTATACCAAAATTACAATTGATGCAGAAGGTCATGTCACAGTTGGCGCCACGCTAGCCGAAGCTGACATTCCTGATTTAGATGCAGCCAAGATTGCAACCGGCGGACTAATTAGTGATCGAATCGCCAATAGCGCGATCACGGGCGCAAAACTTGCTGATTCATCTACTGTCCAATTTGGTGGTTCCGGTTCAACGGCAGGCATTGTCAGCTTCCCCTCGGCTGATTTTAAGGGCCAGTATTTCTGGGATGAGCTAAATGGCGATCTCTACATCTGGTCTGGAAGTGCATGGTTGCCTGTCACAATTACTTCAGGTGAATTGATTTTTGCTGGCACTTATGATGCCAACCTAAATGAAGTTGATTCAGTTACAGCTGCTGGCGCTGCATTAGGCTTGACAATTGGCGGAGCGCTGCCAGCCGCTTCTACTACAAACAATCGTTACTACTTAGTTGTTAGTGCGTCTGGCACAGGTACAGGTAACGCTCCAGCGGAAGCGTTGGCACCGCCAGATATGATTTTGTCCAACGGTACGACATGGGAGTTGATTGATGTTTCTGGCGCTATTGCCGGTCAAACTGCAACCAACATTAGCTTTACGCCTAGCGGCAATGTTAGCTCCACAAATGTGCAGCTAGCAATCCAAGAGTTAGACACCGAAAAGCTGAGTACGTCGCTAACTTCGGCTCAAATCTATGTTGGCAACAGCAGCAATGTTGCCACTGCCGCTGCGGTAACGGGCGATGTTGCAATTAGCAATACTGGTGTTACCAGCATTGCTGCTGGAGCCATCGTTAATGCAGACATCAATGCCAGCGCTGCAATTGATTACAGCAAACTCGCATCGCTAACGTCTGGAAATGTCATTATCGGCAGCGTGGCAAATGTGCCAACTGCGCGTGCTATTACAGGCGATATTACGATCAGCAACACTGGCGTAGTTGCAATTGCGGCTGGCGCAATTGTTGATGCTGATGTAAATGGTGCCGCTGCGATTACTGGCACCAAAATTCAACAAGGTAGCACTAGCGTTCGCGGCACGGTGCAGCTGACGGACTCTACTAGCAGCACCAGCACCACGACCGCAGCCACGCCAAACGCAGTCAAAAGCGCCTACGACCTTGCCGCTGCCGCATTACCAAAAAGCGGCGGAACAATGACCGGCGCAATCACATTTGCCGCTGGTCAGACAATTACTGGTTATGGCTTGCTCGATGATGCGCAGACATGGACTAAGGGGCAACGTGGTGAGATTACGGCGCTGACAAGTGCAGCAACAATTACGCCTGATTTTGCAGATAGCAATAACTTCAGCGTCACACTCGACACAAATGCCACTTTGGCAAATCCGAGCAACATTGCTGCCGGTCAGTCAGGATGTATCTGGATTACGCAGGATGGCAGTGGTAGCCGGTTACTGGCGTATGGAGCGGATTGGGAGTTTACTGGCGGCACAGCACCTACGCTAAGCACTGCTGCTGGTGCTGTTGACTGCTTGGTGTATGCCGTGCAGTCCAGCACCAAGATCACTGCAGCACTCATCTCTAACCTGAGCTGATGATTCCCGGAAGCGCCAATTCTCTTTTGCTTGCAAGCGCTGCAGTCGCTGGTGTAACACCAACGGTTGAGTATTTAGTGGTTTCTGGAGGTGGCGCTGGTGGCAGAAATTACGGCGGCGGCGGCGGTGCTGGTGGCTATTTAACAGGAACAGTCGCTGTTTCTGCGGGCATTTCTTACACAATCACTGTTGGCGCTGGTGGCGCTGGTGGAACTGGAATCCCAGGCGATGCAACTGATTCAGCATTTTCAACCATATCTGCAACAAGAGGCGGGAGAGGTGGAACCGCAGGCTATGCCGCGCAATCTGGCGGCTCCGGTGGTGGTGGTGGATGGCCAGGTGACGCGGCTAATCCAAATCCCGGCACTGGAGTGTCCGCAGAAGGCAATTCAGGCGGCGCAGGATTATCAAGTGGTCCGCCGTATGGTGGCGCTGGCGGCGGTGGTGGTGCTGGTGGTACTGGTTTTGCTGCAGTAGCTGGTCAAGCTGGAGCTGGCGGGAATGGGCTGGCTTCAAGTATTACGGGAACAAGCATTAAACGTGCCGGTGGCGGTGGTGCTGGAGCATCAGCCGCCTATAGCTATTTACAAGGCGGAGTTGAAGTGGGCGCTGGAGGAGGCGCGGGTGGGGCGGGAAATCAAGCTGGCAGCAATGGCACCGTTAATAAAGGCGGTGGCGGTGGCGGTGGCGGCGATGCCGGGTACGGAAGTGGCAATGGCGGATCTGGAGTAGTCATTATTCGCTACCTTGACTCATATCCTGCCGCTGCATCTACCACTGGAAGCCCGACCATAACAACATCTGGGGGCTACCGCATTTATGAGTTCACTGGATCTGGGAGCATTACCTTCTAATGGCACACTTTGCGCAAATTGATGAAAACTGGATTGTGCAACAGGTAATTGTTGTCAACAATTCCGTCCTGTTGAATGAGCAGGGAATTGAGTGTGATTGGCTTGGCGAGCAGTTTTGCCAATCACTCTACGGCACTCATACTAAATGGATTCAAACAAGCTACAACGGCAAGAAATACAAAAATTTTGCTGGCATTGGTTACACGTTTGATCCATATTGTCACGCTTTTATTCCACCGCAACCGTACCCCTCTTGGGCGCTAGATGAACACTCTTGTCAATGGAGACCGCCAACTCCTTACCCGACGGATGGACGGATTTATCAATGGCATGAAAACTTGCTAGATTGGATTGCGATTAAATATGAATAGAGGGAAGTTTGTCATGCCTCATCAGGCTAGCCTTCAACCACGCACCGTCTAACCATGTTTGTCCTCGATAGCACTGTTCTTAGCCCGGATCGCGCGTTCACGCACCCGAAGTCTGGTGTGCAGTATCCGGCTAACTGGCTGAAGCTAGCAAGTCCTACCGAGCGCGAAGCCATTGGCATCCGCGAACTGCCTGATCCGCAACAGTGTGATCAACGGTTTTACTGGGGCTACGACGAAGACGGCAACCTGATCCCCAAAGATCACACCCAACTCGTTGAGCAGTGGACGGCAACGACGCGCACAACCGCTAATACGCTGCTGCAGCCAACGGACTGGGTGATTATCCGCGAAGCTGACAACGGCCAAGCTGCTGATCCGCTACTGAAAACCTGGCGACAGGATATACGGCTAACCTCTGGTACAAAAATTACCACTATCGCCGCAACAGCCGATACCGCAGAGTTGGCTGCCTATATCACCAGTCAAGAGTATGGCGAATGGCCATCCCTGACTGAACCTACAATGGAGTAACCAGCCGCAAACCCGTGATCTATCCCGCCACCCACGACATCACGATCCTGCAAAACGCAACGTGGAGCGGAACGTTTCGTGCGACTGAAAACCGCAAGACGCTGACCAGCATCAGCATCGCAGCTGGTACGCCAACCTTCCTTTGTAATTGCCACGGTTTTAGCGCTGGCGACAAGGTGGTGTTTACAGGTGGCACAACGGTGCCTTGTGGTCTGACGATCAATGCGGTCTATTACGTCATCGCTACTGGCTTGACCACTGATGCGTTTCAGGTTTCGGCCACTAGCGGCGGCGCTTCTATCGCGGTAAGCGGCGATGCACTTGGTACGTTCTACGTCGCAGAACCACTGAACTTGGGCGGTTACACCGTTGATGCTGACATTAAGGGCTTAATTGACTTGGTGCAAGTCGCAACATTTACGCCAGCATTGACCGATGCAGCAAACGGCGAATTTACCTTGACATTGACTCCGGCGACGACTGCTGGTATTAGCGCTGGTCGTTATGGATATGACGTAAGCCTTACTAGCGCAGCAGGTGCCCGCTACTATTGGCTTACAGGCGTGGCGACTGTGCAGACCACCTATTCGCGGAACTGACGCATGGCTGAC